CCTTTGTTTACCCATAATGATTTCTGAACAACATCACGCCAGTTACGAGTAAGTCGGTATGCTTCATATAACTCACCTGATGGTCTTTCGCCCCATAACTTCTCATATACATCTTCCATTTGAGAACCTGGGAAGTTTGGATCATTCATTTGTACTTTGTTTTCTAAATCCAAAATACCATGTGTGAACCATAGTTCTTGTTCAACATCTTTGTAAAAACGATTCCATGCCGCTGGTGATTCTCTTGTTACATCAAATTCACCGTTCATAAAGCCTAGACGTTTTTCTCCGCCTGCAACACCGTTAATCCAATTAACACGATCTCTCCAACATTTTAGATATGCATCGATTGAACCGTTTGGTTGTGGTCCACAAACAAGCATAGCAAGTGCGGCGCCATCTGGCTCATAGCCTGATCCACCAGCAATAATCCATGTGCCTGTTTTTTCGTCTTTACCGTTTTGTTTACCAAGAACAATATCATTGTTCATTGAACCAATTAGATCATATTCAAAATAATTGTAATCAACTTTGTCTAATAGAAACGATACACCGTTACCACCGTGTGCAACCATGATTGTTTTATCATCAAAGCGTAGGTCATTATGGAACTTGTTATATCCTGGGATATCACGTGCTCCGGGAATGTGACGAATATTTACTTTTTCGCCATTTGGTAAAAACTTTTCTAAGTTTTTAGCAATAATTTCGCCCCATACACTAGTACCTTTACCAGGCTCTTGTGGAACGATTAGTGTGTAATCAGCCATTGCTGATGTGGCAATACCTAAGGATAGGATTGCTGAAAGTAGTAGTCTTTTAAACATAAATGTTCTCCTTTGTTTTACTACATTAATAATAGGTCTTTTACAACCCGTTAGCCCATACTAAAAACTCTGTGCAATTACACAGAATAAGAGTAGATAATTTTGTCTGGAGAGTTTTTATATAAAAAAGCCAGAATTGAGTATATCATTTTCAGTCTCTTGTTTTGTCGTTTGGAATTTTTTATTTTACCAATTTGTACTTTTTAAGTATTGCACTTAAAATTAATTGATATTGCTTAACTAAAAGTATTTATCATCTAAGATTAATAAATGATAAAAACTGGTAGTTTCTTATAACAGGGTTTATTTCAACCCTGCTAAAAATAAGATTTCGTCTACTAAATGCTGGTCAGCCGGTGTTTCAACTGTATCAATTGATTCATTTTTCTTCTTATCTTCTTCTTTTTCGGCTTTTTCTTTTGCTTTTAGTTTTTTAACTTCTTCAGGAGTTCCGTCATAAGCGTCTTCTTCTTTAACGTCTTCTTTTTCTTCTTCCTTACTATCGTCTTTTTTATTACCTTTTTTAGCGGCAAGCATTTTTTCAAAAGCGGCTTTTTGTGCCGGACTTTGTGCTTCTTCAACTTTTTCGCCGTTAAAAGTATATTCTTCTTTAACACCTAAATCTTGCATCACTTCTTTAACCATAGCACTAATATCGCTTGATCCTAACTCCTCCATTGGAGCATGGAATTCAGCAACACTTTCGATTGTCGATAATAGTGTTTGCATATCTGTATGTTTTAATATCTTTTCAAATGTTTCTGGATTTGCAGTAATACGGAATTTAATTGCATCTGCTATTTCTTCTATACCTTCAGAATCAGCGGCGTTGTCTACAACGTTTTCATTTTGCTTTTTCTCATCTGATGTATCACCAGTAACTTTATATTTCTTGCCATCTACTTCAAATTCTGTTTCACCTGCATCAATGGCTTTTTTTCTAGCATCTGTGAATTCGTTTCCTTCTGGAACTTCTGCTTCATCTACACCATTATAGTTGTCATAGAAATCGGATGCTGACTCATCATCTGCATTAGGTCCGCCATGTTTTTTCATAAACTCTTCTTTGCTTAAATTTTCAGCATCGTCTTCCATTGCTCTCTTAACTCCGCCTTCTGTAACACCTGTAAACTTGTTACAAATATCATGGATTTTACTGTTTAATTCTGCTGGTATATCGTATCCATCTAAATTTTCTTTTACCCATGCACAAATAATTGGACGAGCATCACCCTGTGGATCTTTGTCTCCTGCGTCTCCTAAGTTATCAAATAACTCATCATCACCAATAATACCGTACATTGAACTAGTTGCGTTGTCGCCTTCTGCACCGAGGGGAAGTACATCTGCCATCAAACTTTCTAGTTTATTTACTGCATCTTCAGTATCTGGAATTGCCCAAGTACCTTCTGATAAATTATTCATTATACTTTCGTATTGGTCTTCTTCTGTTTTTGCTTTATTTTTAGTAGGATGGGGAATCTCTGAAACTTTGCCTTTTAAATATTTAGAGGCTAACTGATAAGCCGCTGTTTTATCTTCTTTACTGTCCATAGAACCTAACTCACTTATTGCTAAAGAAAGTGCATCGTCAACACTACGTTTTGCTAACGACATAATAATTTTTCTAACAATACCATCTTGTGGATTTTCAGAAGTTTTGTCTTTTCTTATGATCATCTTTTTGATATGAGCCATATAATTTTTAATATCTGCATCTTCTTCTGGATGCGGACGTAATTCTAAATTAGCACTTGGATCTTTTGCAAGATTGTGTGCTAAAGATTTATCAGTTTCTTGTACTTTCATTTTATTAATCCCTCTAGCCAAATTTGGCAGTATTGTGTCTACTATATTATCTTTTTGAATGCGAACTAACTTTCCTCTAATTTCATCTAAGTCTGCTTGTTCAACATTATCTTCTGTTGGTTTATATTGTTCTACATAACTTGCGTATCCTTTAGGCTTTGATAAACTTTTTAAAGTTTCTCTAATACCTTGATAACGTTGTTTTGCTTGTTCAATAATTTTCTGTGCTTCATCTTGTTCAGCAAAGTTATCAGCACGTCTGAAAGTTTTAACAAACCTTGTTAAATCGTAGGCTTCTTGTGTTATTTCATGTATGTGCTGTCCAATTTCATCATCATATGATCCGTTGTTTGCAACGTGATTTGCCATTGCTCTCGCGGCAATTAAACTTTTAAAAGGAAGTTTAAATCTTCCTTGATCGGCATTTTCTATATACAAACTATGTATGCTTCTACTTCTAGAACCACGTACAGTTTCATCAACTGGTGTTTTATGTTTAATAATTAATTTAACATTTTCACCAAATGGTTGATAAGATGTTTTTAGTGTGCCAGTTAATTTACTTTCAAAAGTTACTTCTGAACTATCATAACTGTTGTCGTTATTTTTTATATAAGCATAATCAGTTTTATCCAACTGTTGCTTACCGATGTTACGAACATCAAAACTCATTAAATTTCTTTTAGAAAAATATCTTAATTCTTTTAAAAAAGCATACCAATCTTTTTTATCATTGTAACGCATATCTTCACTAATATTAGTATTATAATAAACTACCAAAGCATTAGGATCTACTACGTTTACAGTGACACTGCCATAACTTTTCCCACTTGCACCATATTCTAAAGTAAAAATTCTACCTTCTGATGGTTCAACTGTAGTTACTGCTTGACTATCTGCAATAGTCAATTTAGTAAACTTTTTGGCTAAAACGCCATATAAATCGTTGGCTACTTTGTTGTGTATTTGCATATTACTATTTACCTTTTTTATAACATTAATGTAGGCATTGGTTCTACCACATCGTCAAAATTATCGCTTAAAAGCTCATCTATACCAGCATCATACTTCTTTAATACCATACTCATGCGTATTGCTAGTACTAAAGACATAACTAAATCGTCAGTATCGCCTGGTCTTGCTTGATAACTGCTACCAACAGCAACAAATGATTTTAGCTCTGAAATTAATGGTCTACTGTTAATAGTTAATCTTTTACTTTCGATTAAACTTTTTAATTTAGCACAGGCTGAAATCTTTGATTTGTGTGTTGTATTAAAGCCTCTACGAAACTTTTTGCTGTTACCGTGTCCTTTAGGTTCACTAATAAAGAAACCTGGTATATTTTCTTCGCCAATTTCTTGTATTGTAACTAATGCCGCCTCTCCTAGCGTATTGTTTTCAACGCTGTAATAGACATCATTAGGTTCATCTATTTGCTGTACTAGATATTCACCTATCTCTTTCATTATTTTTATTTGCTGTACAATGGGTGTCTTATTATGCATAAACTCTGCGACTTGTTCTAATGAAGGCATTTCTATAACCTGTATTGCCGCATTGTCTCCACCCGTTCCTAAACTTGGATCTAAACTTATTAAGTATATACTGCCTTTTTTAGGTTTTTTAAACCAACGTACTTGACCTTGTCTTTCAATTGGTTCCTTACCTTCCATCTCTGCTAATCTAATTGCATTGATTAATGTTTCATCAAATATAATTGGTTCACAATCCATCTCACGTTTAAAACGTTCTTCCCCAATACGACCTAATTCTTCTTTAGCCCATTCATCATCTCTGTCAGGGTGTTCTTGCCATAATGCTTTAAAGCCATAAAATCCGTTTATCCCTATTCCATCTTTTAAAGGATGTCCGTAATCGTCGATAGTTCTGTTTGCTTCTGTCCACAATAACCAAAACTGATCCTCATCACTATTAGGTGTACTTGTAATAATTGCTTTACCACCTGTTGCTAGTGTTGGAGAGATACTTGTCCAAAACTCTTTTGCAATAGTTGGTCGAACAAACGCAAACTCATCACAGTATAATAACGTAATACTCATACCACGTCCTGTGTTTTCTGTTGTTGCTTGTGCTACAATTCTACTTCCGTTTTCAAATTCTATTGAGCCTTTATTATAACTTGTAACTCCTGCTCTTATATGGTCTGGCATAAGTTCGTATGCATATCTAACTTTTTGCATAATTTCTTGAGCACCTGCATACTTGTGAGCCGCAATTAAAATTGTACTATCTGGTACAAACATAGCATACCATAACAAGTATCCAGCCGCAGTAGTAGTTTTACCCATTTGTCTACTTAATAAATTAATACTAAATCTATTAGTATGGTAACTGTTAACTAACTTCTCTTGATACTTGTATGGCTTGTAAATAATTTTGCCATCAACAGGATGCTGAATATGAAAATACTTGTTTAAAAAATATGCAGGTCCTGTATCAGGGTCAGCACATTCTTTAAAATCTAGTAATTCTTCTTCAGTCCATCTTAACTTTTGGTGTGGCTTTTTAATTAAGACACCGTCTAGGCTCTTGCTTACCATTTTTTATCTCTTAATTGTTTAGACTTTTTATGTGTTTATGTAGTGCATTAACAAGTTTATCTTTTGTTAATCGTCTGTCTAACTCTATCTTGTGTTTTCTACCTAATGCTTCCAAGTCTTTCTTAGTCATTTTTGATAGATCTTTTTTGCTAGGTACTAATACTAGAGGTTTTTCTTTTTTAATCTCTCTAGGTGTTACTGCAAAAATTTTGTTTAACCATTTAAACATATTGATTTCTCCTATTCTAATATGCATTATATATGCATATTACTATTGTATTTATCGGTAAACTAATTGGGGAATGTTTAATTACACTGTACGGCCCTTAAATACGTCATATAAGCCCGTTTATTGCAACTTGAGTACATTTATGTATTAATTGTCGTAGGGCTTTTCGCCAGTTAACCATGGCTTACTGAACCACAGTCTAAACCATGCTTCTGTGCCTGGTTGTATTTTTCTTTTCTTTTGTACTTTAGACAATTTGTTAGCAAGACTGCCAACATTTTCTTCTACAGATGAGTAAGGGGTCAGTCCAGAATATGAACCAACCCCTGCTAATCTTT